ACAATGCCGTCAGCTTTGTTTTTCATTACGAACAAGTCATGATATAGACGGTTTTGGTACAAATACCCATCACCTTGCGTGTGTTGACCCGGAGCAAAAAAGTAAACGCTGTTGAGTTTCGCTTTGGCGATAACCGCACCTTTATAAACGATAATCCAGTTGATGTTGTCACCGGCCGGAGTAAATCCTTCGGTGAAATCATGCGCCGTGTTGAATCGTGCAACATCCCATACCTCAACGAGTTTCACACCGTCAAGCGACGTTACACGAGTTTCAATCGCTGTTCCTTGATTCTGTACCTGAATAACACGTTGGAATTCTTCGGAACGCTCCAATGCGTCCATCGCTTCGCTAGAAAGATATGCAATCAAGTTTGATGGTCCGTATTTGCGCACTTTCAAAATATCTTCTTTCAAACGACTAAATACAGTGCTTGGTGTTACCGCTTCTTGAGTAGCGTTACCTTCGCTTATTGCGTGGTCAGCTAGTTTGCTGAAACGATATGCGTCAATTTCTGGTCCTGCGTGTTCAGTTAAAAATACTCGTGTAATGTTTGCCGCACTTGCCGCTTGATTAGATTCGTCTACGTCCATTTGGTCAACGAAAAACTCGACATCTCGGTCAAATTGCAACGTATACGGTTCATGAGTGACCGTTACATCTCCACGGTTCCAACCGCCTTGACGGCTGTGGTCTTGATACCCCGTAACAGACACCGTTGGAACATGGAATGTTTTTGCGCTCAACCAGTTAACATTAGGCGTTTCCAGCTCATTTGTAAGCATAGACTGCGTTAATACTTGGTCTAACTCCGTTTGATACTTTTCGGCATAGTTGATAACATTTGCCATAAACAATCATCTCCTTAATTAGTTATTATTGTCCTAATAATGCTTTGACGAACGAATCGCCATTGTCAGCTTTAGTATGCTGCCCTGTCGTGAATTTAGGTTTTTGTTCTTGTTCTTCTTCACTTACACTTTCAGCAAAGTGCGGATATTTTTCGATGACTTGCTTAATCGCGTCATCAATTGTCGTTTCGTCATTTACTAGCCGTTCAGCTAGTGCGATAACGTCTTCGACTGATTCCGCTTTTACACCTTGTTTCACTGCCGCTAGTTGAGCTTTTAGATTTGCGTTTTCACTAGCTAATGTTTCATTGTCGGCTTGAAATTTTTGTAATGTTTCCTGTAACTTTTCTTGCTCTGTTTTTTGTGATTCTTGCCACTCGCGGAACTTCTGAAGCCCTTCTTTTGCGTTCTCGAAATCGTCGATACCAAGTTCTTTCAGTAGCTTTTCTTGAGTTTTCTTCACCTCTCTAGCAACAATGTTGTTCACGTCTTCCTGTCGGAAAAGTTTTTCCTCCGCTTTTTCGGGAGCGGTGCCCGTTTCGTTCGTTTGTTCTTGCCCTCCAGATTGTTCATTTACCGGTGCCTGGTCACCGCCTTCGCCACCTTCGGCGAAAAACTGTAAATTTAACGGCAAAAATCTAATTGGTGAAAAATTATTTTCAATCATTGTAATTCCTCCCTTTTGGGTGTTTCCTCTCGTTTGTTTTACGCCTAACGAGTAAAAGGCAAATGAGCAGTTTAATGACTTACTCAGGTCAAGTAGCTAACGTCTGCTACCAACGAGACACGGACCACCTCCGTATTTACCATGTATAGATTTTTTCTCGGTCATAACGTCTTGTCAAATCGTGTTCAGCTACAAACTTTCTTATTCTGGCTTGTCGATTACGTAACAATTTCTTTTTAGCTTGTATCATTTCCTCATCTCCGATAATTTCAGCGAGTTTAAGTTCACGCTTAGCTTGTCTGACTTGTCGTTCTAAAAATCGCTGTCGTTGTCTTAACTCCCTGTTGTGAGCCATTTCGGATTCGCTGTATTGCGGTTGATTGTTTTCGCTTATTCCCTCAAACCACGGAAAAAAACGATGACGGCAATTAATTCCTCTAAGCCCCCAAGGTTCACCGTATCCAAAATCATAAACAGATGGATATTTAGGATTGCTCGATGGATTGCTTAAAGAAGCAACTTTCCCTTGAATACGCGAGCATGCTTCCCTTGGGTCAGGCAAAGAGCTTACCAAAACCAAATCAGTTCCATACTCTTTCGTGCGTTCAATTGTCACATCGTTGTAAAGGTTGTTTATCGTCGAACGAATTGCTGTCTCAGCATAAGTTTCGAGTCTCCACGTTTTCCCGCCTTTATCCACAAAACTAGTTAAAACCCCTCTTTTAGACCATTCAATCACGGTTTCTGCAACCGCTTTTTGTATTGTGATTTCGCCAGTCATCGCTCGGCTTGCGGCTCTATTTATAATGTCACGATACATTTGCGCTACTGAACCTTGTCCCAAATTTGTTGTAATAAGCGTTTCGTTTATAAATACATTAAATTCCCTAAAAATTGTTCGCTTGTGACGTTCGACTAATTCTCGATATTCGTTTCTAATCGGAAGCGGCTTGAATGATTCCATCAGCGCCAGAACAATAAACGCTTCAATAACTCCTGATTTTTTCGCTTTTTCGTAAACTTCTTCCACTTGTTTATCGACAGCGTTTATTGTATCGATTAGCACTTCATCGAATATTTGTTCAATTTCTTTTTCGGTTAAGCGCGTGACTTTAGAAAGTAATTTGATTGTTTCTTGATTAATTAGACTTAATTCGTTAAGTTTCTCTACTTGCCAAGTGAAAATATCGTCCGAATAATCTTCGCTCGTCTTTAAATGATTTGCGACCATTGCAAGTATTTCGGTTTCTAATTCACTGTAAATAATGCCTAATCTTTTGCTTAACTCGGTTATTTTTTCAGGAGTCATTTAATCACTCACTTTCGCCGAATAACGCCGATTGCTGTCTTAGTTCTTCTAACTCGGGCGCTCCCAAACGCTGTTCTTCGGCGATTTCTTGTAGGATTTCAAGCGCTTCTTCCTCAGTTACTCCTAACACCTTCATAATTGCACGTTTTCGTGATATTAGCTCAGCGTTTACGAGTTTGATTTGCTTGTCGATTTCCGCGTTTTTATCCTCAGCGACCGAATCGTCAAATGCGATACTGATTTCCAAGTCATCGATATTCGCACTATGCAATCCGTAAAGTTCAGCAAGAGTCAGAATCGATTCAACTAATTCAATCAAACCGGCTTCGATAATGATTTCATGCGACTGTTTGCTTTTGAACGTTTTGCTGTTTTCTGAAACAACCTCAGTCGCTGTTCTGACGCCCTGACCGTCAAATGTAAATGTCCCGGTCGAAAATCCCGTCTGCATCGCAAATATGTTTAATAAAGCATTAATTGCCGCAATGTGTTCTTCCACCCGTAATTCAACTTTGACATCGTGAATAGTCGTTTCGTCCATGTCCCCGGGATAACCTTGATATACCTCATCCGTCGGGTCGAAATATCGGTACGGTCTACCGTCTTGGTCATATACTACTTTAATCATTGAATCGGGTACGAATATACGCTTTTTCCCTAACCTGAATTCTCGATGTAATGAATCGAATGCAGTATCAATTGCTTTCATAACATCAAGAGCGTTTGCGTATAGCGATATGCCTAACGGGCTTTGCGTGTCAAAATTGTTTGCTGTATTCGGTTTGAAATATACAAAAATCGGCTTTTTTAGCCCTTCAATGTTCACTTGTTCTTCTAAGTCAGGATAAAGCGTTTCAAGCGCTACTTTTCGCCCTAACTCGTTTGGCATATCGGATTCGTAAAGTTCGTTTCTGATTGTGTAAACACCGTTTATCCATACGTGCCATTCGAGGTGTGTATAATATTTCTTGGCTTTTCGAGTTTCGTTTATAAACACCGCTTCACGAATCGAGTCATTTTCCCATGAAATTGGAATAAAACAATCGGCTGTAATAAACGAAATTTTTATTTCTTCATCTTCAACGTATGGCTTTGCGACCATTCCGCCGATTGCGAACATGTATTCTAAGTAATCCTGAAACTTCTTATTGAATTTATTCCGTTTAAACACGTCAAAAATGAACTCAGCCGTTTCGTTCTCGTTATCACCGATGGATATTTCGCACTTTTCATTGAACACGAGCGAAGCCATTTCTTGTGCGCTCGTTTTCGCCATGTTTAGCGAATCCATCCGACGTGTTTTCGTGCCTTCTATCGTGTGATACGTGACATCGTGCCAATCGGGATAATAGCCACGGTATAATGCTTTCCATTGGTCGATTAATTCGTAAAACTCGTCATTTACTGCGATGTCTTCAAGTTCGTTGATACTTTTTATGTTCTTGACGATTCCTATTTTCTCCGCCCCCTTTCGCAAAAGGCTCAACAATTTATCAAGCAAGGGGTTTCACCACCTTAGTGTTTCAGTCCTAGTTTGCGTAGATTGTCATTCACGTAATAGATAAATGCATCGCATGTGTGGTCATCAATTTCTATAACTTTTGGATTCGACGTTTTCTGACTATCCGCATCCCATTGATATTTCTTGTGTTCTTCGATGAACACCTTGTTGTTTTCCGTGTCCAAATAGTAAAAACGACCTTGCGCAAGTAGTGAGTGGACGTTGTCAATCATGTCTACTTTTTTCTTTTTTGCTATCGGGTGCAACCGAATACCGTAGTCTTTAAACACTTGATTTCGTAACGCTCCCTCTGCGCTGTCTATCGTCATCACGTCAATTGGCTTTCTGAATCGTTCTTTGACCGAGTCGAGCCATTCTTTGAACTCTTTCGATAGCTCGCTTGGCGCTTTTTTGTTCGCTTTCCTTTCAGGTGAATAATAATACGTATCAAGCAATATAACTTTTCTTTTCGCCGTCAGTCCAAACGCCAAATGTGTAGTCGCTGATACTTGGTGACCTGTGTCTGTTGCTGTGTCGATTAGAATGATCGGGTCGTCTTCAAAAAGTTCGTCGATTGGATTGAATAAGTTCATATTGTAAACATTCGTTCCAAGTCCAACCGGTTCACCTAAATAAATGTATCTGTAGTAATCATAATCGTTTTCCTTGATACGATTAATATCATCTAACATTTGTTGAGTGATGAAACCTAGCTCATCGTTCAAATAACTAGAATGATGCACCAAATAATCATCACGTGCAAGTATCTTATCTGCCCACTCGTTTATCCATGCATACGGGTTACGTGGTGGGTTATACGACCAAAAAAAGTAAACGAACGGTGCTAATCTGTGTTTTTGGCGCATGAACGTGATATTCAACTGGTCGAATTCTTCTTCCGAATCAAATTCCGCCGCTTCTTCTATCCATACAGCGATAATGTCGTTTATGTCGTTAGATTTTAATTTTTGAAAGTCGTCTGAACCGTAAAAGTAGAACGTCGAACCTGTACCTTTATGTGTTATCCGAAACGGCGCCACCGTCATATTGAACTGTTCTAACATACCGAATTTATTTAAAGCCCACTGTATTTTTTGAAAGACGGAATCTCGAATTGTATTCGCTACTTTGCGAATTACAACAACGTTAGCTTTCTCGTTGCGCGCAATATATTGCAATATCATGTAAGATAGTTTTAAAGAAATGACCGACGACTTAAACGAGTTACGCCCGCCTTTTAAAATGTTGTACGGCTTTCGAGTAGTCCAGACCGGTTTAAAATGCGGGTTGACTTCTTTTTGAATATTGATAACGTGCCCCTTAGTCATCGTTATCCGTCCATTCATCAACGATCGTGATTTTAGGCGGTTCTGCTCCGACTGTTTCGTTTTTCAGTTTCTCCGTCTCCGCCTTTAATTTATCAATTTCAGCTTCAATGCGCTTCGCTTCTATTGCATCCCGGTTACTCCAGACAAATCCTTTTCTATTGCGTAACCAAAAAATAGCCGCCGATACATCGGCAGGCACGTGTTTAATCGTTTTTTCTATTTTTTTCTTTCTCTTTCCGTCAACTTCTTCGATGAATGTTTTCACTTCTTCGTACTCATAACCTAACGCTCGTTTTAAAAGTGCGTTTTCAACCTCTATATCAACGACTTCTTTCCCTTTTTTTAAGGCTGATGAAAACGCCGGATACTCGTCTTTGTATTTTCTAAAAGTCGAATATGCGACACCTAAGTTTTTCGCAATTTGTTCTTCTGTTAGTCCGTCTCTCGCCCATGCTTCGATTTCTTTGAGTCGAGGTTCGACATGTGTGTGGTATTTACTTTTGCGACCACCCTTACCTTTCGTCATCTACATAGCAC